AATAAGTTTGGGATTAGCAATAAATAGATCAGATAAACCTGTACCCAATATCTCACATACCTTTTCTTCATCTTTCAATTTCAACTCTGCATTGAAATGGTCTAATAAAACATGAACAATCTCATGTATTAGAGTGTTTAGTTTTCTTGTGGGTTCTAATGTTCTATCTATTCTTATTAAATCTTTATTAACATCAAAATCTCCATAAATCTGATCTTTGTTTGCTGTTCTTGCACCTATTTGTTGGACCTTAATTTTTCTATGTCCTAAATATATTGTTCCTGGTAATTTCATAATTATCCATACAATTTTTTAAGTTGCTTCATGGAAATATTGTTTACTTCCATTATATGATTATCCCAAATTTCTAATTCACATATTTGATAAGTCCACCCTGTAAGACTGTGCTTTGCATAACTTTCAATATGATTTTCAGGTAAGGCACAACCTAAATTTAAAACTCTTGTAAAATCATTTGGAATAGGACTTATTTTTGGTACTCTATTATCTTGCGCCCTATGACTATGACCAAAGACAATATCTATTTTTGATTTGTTTGCCACTTGTCTTTCACTTGCTTCACCACCATACTCTTTACCCATTGGATTTATTGGTGCATGTATAAAACCAACACCACCTAACATTAAATACTCGCCCCAAGGAATAACATCCCATTTATACTTTTTGCATATTCCATAAAATTCTTTTTGACACATTCCATAAAAAGTTGGATTTTTATCTTCATATCTCCACATTCTTTTTTCATGGTTTCCTAAAGTATAATATTTTTTTATTTTGCATTTACCTAGACCATAATTAAATTCTTCCATAGCTTCGTCAAATGATTGCATGTCTTTAATAAATGTTGGCTTTTCTATTCTTGCAGTAAATGTATCATCAGGAATAAAATAAGTGCAACTATCTAAAGTTAAAAAATCTCCTATCTGTACAACATAAGCTGGTTTTGTTTTTGCAATATGTTTTCCTATCCATCTAAATCTACTTTTATCTTTTATATGAGGGGAGTCATGGAGATCTCCAATTGCTATTACTTTCATATTATTCCTTTTGTTTGATAGCACATTATTTGTGTGCCAATTTGATGTTTGTTTACTTCTTCTTTTCCAATTTCATCTAAAATTTTAATTGAAGAAATATAACCAACTCCCATACAGGTGTTCCAATCATCATAAAGCATATTTCCTTTATCAATTGGTTGGCAACTTTGATGTATGAAAGAGCATAAACTAATGACAAGCATAAACTTCATTTATTTTTTTGTATGATTTTTAAATATTTGTGTTCCTTTAATTCCATAGATACTTGCTACAACAAGAATCCATAAATTTGTAAACCAACTTGGAAGCTGTTGGAACTGTTCAAAGAACTCTTTTATTTTTGCAGATGCACCAGGATCGTCACTAAAGACTCCATAGGCAATCACTAAAATTGGCAGAGTTAATACGACCAAAACGAACTCGTCTTTCCAGTCTGATTGTCTAGCTTCTAAAAGTTTACCAGAGTATTCTATTTCACCCTGACTCATTTTTCTGGCATGATTCATTTGAGCATCAGCCATTAATTTTTTTGTTTCTTGTTTCTTTGTATAGATATGACTTGCTGTTTTGAAACCTGCTGTCAATAAATTCAACCACATAGATATATCCTCCTAGTTGAAGATACTCTATCAATCTATAATAGAATTTGCAACTTTTACTCTTTGACTTCGCCTTTTTCCCATTTCATATCTGGAAGATTGTTAGAATATTGCTTTCCATCATATGTCAAAACTTGTTTTCTATTTGCTCCTGCTTCATTAAAAGAAACATGGACCCAACCTTTTGCACCATCATCTGGAGAATAAAATTCTAGTATGAGTTGATCAAAGTCACAATTATTTTGAATCCAATATGCTACTTTAATGTTAGGCACTCCTAATATTTCAAAATCAACTGCTTGACCTTTGGCATGCTGACTCGTCTTTTTTGAACCTATTGCTTCACACAATTCTTCTGAACGATAACCTGATGTAATAGTTACAGGTTTTTCAAACTTTGCTCTTACTGGTTCTAATATCTCATAAGCGACATTTTCTAAATTTTTTATATCTCCACTTCCTGGATCATTTTTAATTCCCTTACGAGTTGCAGTCATTGACTTTGTAAATTCTTCTAATGTAAAATGTTTTGATAATTGCATCGGAAACCTCCTATGTTAGCAATATTTTATATATGATTGTGGACATGCCTAATATAAGCATTCCTGTTGAAGACATAACTATCTTTTCAAGCCTATCTATTTTTTTATTTGTCATTTCTTGCATTATTCTGCACAATTTTTCATGATCATCAATCCTTTGATGTGCAGTATTAACTGTACCTTTAGCTTTTTTTCTAATAATTCTTTTCATTTTCCTTGTCCTCTATATCTCATTTGTTTTTTACTTCTACCTTTTCGCTTGTTTTTATTCATAGAGCTAACTTTTTTAGGATTTTTACCTATACTTGTACCTTTTGTACTTTTTTCATATAATGTAACTGAACCATAAACATTACCTTTTTTACTTGCCATAGTATCTTTTACCTATTCTGTACATAATGCTTAAAATAGACCCCTCTATGACGCTTTAAACACTATTTTTTCTTATATTTAGCCTTGACTTCATTATCTTCCAGTCTTTTTATTTCTAATTGGGTATAATGTATGATTTTATCCAAATCTTCAGTTCCTCCCTTTTCTAAATATCTGACAACATACTTTATAACATTCCCCTGATAGAACGAAAGATTATTTTTAGATATAAACTCATAAGGTTGAATGCAAAAGTTTTTATAATGTGCACCTCCAATTTGTTTTAATTGTGGCAATATATTTTCCCATAAACTTTCATCTGTCATTTTTCTTCCTTTATTTTTGCTATCGGTGGTCTTGTATATTCTTTTATTCCTATATGTTTTAATGTGCTTGTTAAGTCTGCCCATATTTCTCCTTTGCATTGTTTCCATAAAGCACAAAAATAATAGTCTTCACTTAAATATCTTTGTGTTTTTTCCTCATCTTTAAGAATACCCTGTCCTTGTATTCCACAATCAAAAAAAGCATATTCTTTTTTACCAGTTACTTGTCTTATATTATCAATGTTTGCTTTTATATCTGAAAAATATTCTATACTTGGGTATTTTTTTATTATCGTTTCAAATACAATTCTTTCAATACACATAAAACCTGTTCCTGCATAATTTACTTTTTTAAAACCTTTATCATTATCTGTTAAATCACACTTACCTAATGGAAAGTTTAAACACCAACCTTTACTAGCATCACCCTCTTCTATTTTTTCTTCATGTTTTATTGGATATGGAGCTGATGTTAATGGTTTATCAAACAACAAAACTCTGATTAAATCTTGTGGTTCAAAAACAATATCAGCATCTATAAAAAATAAATGTGTATATTCTTTTTGTTGTAAAAATGATGATACTAATTTATTTCTTGCTCTAGTAACTAGACTATCTCTTACCCACATCATTCCACAACCAATTTTAGCTTGATTAAGTGTATCTCTTACACAAATTATTGATGATATGGTTTTTAAATGTATTTTTTGATCAAAACTAGGAATGCAAATTAAAACATTTTTATTCATTTAAAATTTCCTTTTATAATTTTAAAAATTGTACCATAAGGTTTGGGTATTTTATTTTTTGATGTACAGGATGTCAAAATAATTAATATAAAAAAAAGACAGGTGAGTTTGGTGGTTTGGTGGTAAAACCCACCTGCCAAACTTCTATATATCATATAAAATTTTTTTTTAAAACTTAAATACAAATTAATATCAATTTTTTAGGTTTTTTTTGCACAACTTATTATACTATTTATTTATTAAAAATTCAAATTATCTTGCTGTAACTGGTATAGAACCATTAGTTGTTGATGTAGTGAAAGGCTCACTTGCAAATGACATGTAGATGTATGTTGAACCAGAACCATTACTAGCAGCACCTGTTGCTCTCATCTTAAATCCATTTGATAAAAAATCTACTTTTTGACTAGCAGATGTTTTTTCAGCATCAGAAGAATTAGCTTCAAAAAAATTTTCTGTAACATTATATGTATCTCTTTTATTATCAAACATTAGCCAATTATCTCCAGATGCACTTGACCTTTTAACTAGAATAAAAGCTGGTTTAAATCCTGTGTACACAAATGTACCATCAGCATTTCCATTACCTGTGTATGAACCAAATTTTGAATAGCCTTGTTTTTCTGCGAAGCAGTAGGCTATTATAGCACTTCCATTTTGATTAACTCTAGTTGAATTACCTACAGTAAATACAGAAGATGTAGGTGTTGTATCATTCCAGAAACCAGCGTCATCAGATTTAGCACCAGTTGTGTTTAAATATTGAACATGGGTATTTCCATTAGAAACATGATAAACTCCCCATTCTTCAACAGCACTTCTATTTTTAACAATCATCATAGCTGGAGTAACGCCTAACCCATGAGCAACAGTAGCACCACTTGTTGCGTTTCCAGTATAACTAACTATTGAAAATCCTGCTGTAGTATTAGCTGAAACACTAGAAGTTATAGAACCATCAGTATTAGATGAAGCTGTTCCACCACCTAACCAGTTCCAAGCTACATGAGTACCTGAACTGGTATTAAAACTGCCAGACACATTTGTAATACCAA